AGAATATATGAAAGCTTGTGATAAATGTCTTACGATGGTAGAGATCATTCAAATAACAACGGTATTAAACGACTTCGTGGAGAATGGGTATTCAAAGTCTTTATCAGAAAGATTTGAAAAGATCGACCAAATAATCTTTGGGAAAAATGTTAAGTAATGAACAGGTTGGAAAAAATCCAATACGCAATAGAGAAGGGTTATAAGTATGACGCAGAAACAGGTAAGGTATTTGGAATAAGAGGTAGGGAGATTACAAGAAAAGATGATAACGGTTATATCTGTATTAGAATAAACAACAAGAATTTTGGATTTAATCTACGAGCACATCTATTAGGTTGGTATTGGGTACACGATGAGATCGTAAATGAGTTAGATCATATTAACAACGATCCATCAGACAATAGAATAGTTAACTTAAGATCTGTAACACACTCACAGAATGCATTTAATAAACCATCGGTCAAAGGTTATTACTTCAACAAGGCATCGGGTAAGTACCAAGTAAGAATAACGGTAAATCAAAAAACAACATATTTAGGCGAATACAAGACAGAAGAAGAGGCAAGACAAAAGTATTTAGAAGAGAAAAGAAAAAGACATTTGTTTGATTGAGTTAGGATCAGAATTGGGGGAGCAATCCCCCTTTTTTTGTATTCGTTGATTTTTTATTAAACATTCTGATATTTATATAAATAAAACAAATAGTTAAACACCCTATTTATAAGAAATGATCATACACGGAGATTGTATAGAAGAATTATCAAAAATGGATAATGAAAGTGTGGATTGTATTATTACATCACCACCATATTGGAAAGGGTTTGCTTATGAGGCATACTTCAATTCATATGCCCAATATATAAGATGGACTAAAAAATGGTTAACAGAATGTAAAAGGGTGTTAAAACCAAATGGAACAATGTGGTTAAATGTGATAAACGATAGTGAGGTAACGACAAGAGCATTTGAAATATTAAATATTGCCACAGAAGAATTGATGTATAAACTACACGATACGGTAATATGGTATAGATTCAACCAACAACCTTGTAATTCTAATAGACAACTAACCAATCAGGTTGAATATGTTTTTATGTTGAGGCATACATCGGCAGGTGTTGAATTAAATAAGGAAGACGCATACAATCAAAATCCAACCATCTTCAAGACAAAAAATGTAGGTAATGTTTGGGAAATTCCTTTTAATCAGGGAGATAAAGTATCCAAGAATGATTTCGGTAGAAAAGAAACTAAATCATCATATGGACATTCAGGATTCCCAACTGCGTTAGTAGAAACTTGTATGTTATTATCAACAAAAGAAAATGATGTTGTATTAGATTGTTTTGCGGGAACTGGAACGGTAGGATTAGTTTCACAAAGACATAAAAGAAATTATATTATGATTGAAAAAGATCAATCATATTATGACTTAATAAATGAAAGATTGCTATGAATGATCAAAACAAACAGATTGAGTATCTAATAGGACTCAATAGAATAAAATCCACAGAGGTAAGACAAATGCAAGAAATGATCAGAGAATTTATTGATCCTAAATGTGTTATTTGTACCACCTGTCCTGGTCAGATTAGATTCGCTCAGAAGAGATTAGCCACGTGGTATTATGAAAATGTGAATACAGAGGCTGAACAACAGATTGTAGTCCCTGATCCACCTGTAAAGAAGACCTGTCAGGCTTGTAAAAAGAAAACAAACACATCAAAGAAATGATAGATTTAAGATTAGGGGATTGTTTTGAGTTAATAAAAACTCTACCAGATAATAGTGTAGATCTTGTGATCACATCACCACCATATGCGGATATCGTAAACTATGGTAAGAATATATCTATCAAGAAACCACAAGATTATTGTGATTGGTTATTACCCATCTTCAACGAAATCCACAGAGTGTTAAAACCAAGTGGTAGTTTCATATTAAACATCAACGATAATTGTTCTAATGGATTGAGAAACCCATTCATATATGAATTGGTATATAGAAGCCAGAAGGAAACAAAGATGAAGTTTTACGACACTTATATCTGGCATAAGTTAAATGGTATTCCAAATGGATCTAAAAAGAGATTTAGAAATAATACGGAGTTCATATTCCATTTTGTAAAAGATCAAAAAGAATTAAAGTTCTATATGGATAGGGTATTACAAGAACCGGCTGAAAGTTTTAAGGAAAGAAAAAAATATCCCTGGACTATTAAAACACACGGAGAAGTGATAAATGGTGAAAGGATTAAAAATAAATCCATAAACTATATTACAGGTTCAACCAATAAAACAAAAGAAGGATATGAAATTCCACAAACAAAAAGAACCTTACCAGATTTAGTTAGACCTGATAATGTATTTAGATTTAAAACAGCGGGAACAGAAAGGGATAATCACATTAAACATCCTGCACCATTTAACCCACAATTACCTAAATACTTTATAAATCTACTTACAGATGAGGGGGATGTGGTATTAGATGTATTTGCCGGTATTGGAACTACAGGATTACCTTGTAATGAATTAAATAGAACATTCATAGGATTTGAACTTAATGAAAAATATTGTGAGTTTGGAAACAAAAGAATAAATGGTGAAGAGCTAGAAGAATTATTGGTATGTGCCTATGATTTAGAAGACAACCTTGTAGGATGTTGGAAGAATAGAGATCAAGCATCAAAAGCCACCGGTGTAGAATCAGGTGATATAATGAGGACATATAATAGAACCAAATTTGAAACAAGAGGTGGTTATAAATGGAAATTAGAAAAGATATGAAATACTTCATTATAGGATTATCAGCATTACTGATAGAAATCTGTTCAACATTCTACATTAGATCAGTAGCGGAATCAGATACACCTATGATGTTATTCTTTGCATCTATCAGTCCATTTTTAGGTTTACCGTTCATAGGTTATATGGTTGATTCAAAGAATTGGGGTGAAAGAATAAAACAAGCACTGGCGTTGAGTATCGGTTATGGTATTGGAGCGTTAGTTGTAATAAATTTAATAAGATGAGTTTATCAGCAAAACACAAAGCATTCTGTGACGAGTATTTAAGTAATGGTCTTAACGCTACTCAAGCCTACAAATCTGTCTATAAAACAAATGATAAAGTATCTGAAGCATCGGCTTCTAGGTTGTTATTAAATGTTAAGGTGAAGGAATATATCCAAAAGGAACAAAATAAGACCTCACAGAAGTTAGAAATAACCCGTGAGTTCTTAATTAAAGAGTACCTTGAGTTGATTCAATCAGCAAAGACAGACGAGAACTTTATTGACAGAGGGAATTGGAATAAGTCATTAGCCCAACTAGCAAAACTATTGGGATTGGACGCAGCAATCAAACAAGATATAACCATAACAGAACAACCATTATTCTTGGATGACGAAGAGTAAATTTATATATACTTCAGCGTTAAGGAAGATTAGGAATATGAAATCCCGAATTAAAGTAATTCAGGGTGGGACATCTGCTTCCAAGACATTTTCCATATTGGCTATTCTAATTGATCGGGCAATCAAAACCCCCAACCTTGAAATATCTGTAGTATCAGAGAGTATCCCACACCTGCGCCGTGGAGCCAACAAGGATATGATTAAAATTATGAAGGAGACGGGTAGGTATATTCCAACTCACTATAATAAAACCCTTCTACGATACGAATTTAGTAATGGGTCTTATATTGAGTTCTTTAGTGCTGATGACGAAAGTAGATTAAGGGGCGCAAGACGCAATATATTGTATTTGAATGAATCTAACAATATAAATTACGATGCATACCTTCAGTTGTCCATTAGAACGGATGGTGATATCTATTTGGATTACAACCCTACCAGTAAGTTTTGGGTTCATACAGAAGTAATAGGACAACCTGATACGGAATTATTGGTATTAACATATAAAGATAATGAAGCGTTATCAGAAGAAATAGTAAAACAACTTGAGGTAAATAGGGAAAAGGCAAAGACCTCAACATATTGGGAGAATTGGTGTAGAGTATATTTGGATGGGGAGATTGGACAGGTGGAAGGAACGATCTTTACTGATTTCAATATCATTGATAAGATCCCTGAAGACGCAAGATTACTTGGATATGGGTTGGACTTTGGTTTTAGTCAGGATCCTGCAGCACTTATAGCGATATACAAATACAATGATGAACTTGTTGTTGATGAGGTGGTATATCAAACAGGACTATTGAATTCAGAACTATCCAACATAATGAAACAGAGTGGTGTAAAAGGTGAAATATTTGCTGACTCAGCTGAACCTAAATCAATACAGGAATTGAAGAGGTATGGTCATCAGGTTAAACCAGTGGAGAAAGGAAAAGATAGTGTTAACTATGGTATTCAAATTCTTCAACAAAAACGTATGTTAGTAACAAGAAGATCAACTAATATATTAGATGAGTTTTCAAAGTATATGTGGAAGAAGAATAGAGATGGTGGATACGAGAAGACCCCAGTAGATTATGCGAATCACGCCTGTGATGCGTTAAGATATGTGGCAATGATGAAGTTGGGTGTAAGAAAAGAAAGTAATGGTACAAGACCATTTAGATTTGCATAAATTAAAATAATAAAAAATATGGTAAAGTTAGAGTTAGAAATTGATGACGAAATGACCGAGTATATGATCCCTGAAAGTTGGGATGAGGTTAACGTAAAACAATTCTGTGATTTGTTTTCTACAACAGGTGAGGGATTGAATGAAATACAAAACATCGTAAGGATTGTTAGTATATTCACAAACATAAAAGTAGATGATTTATTGATGATGTCCCCCGATGACTTTCAAACGATTTCAAAGGTGATTACATTTATCACAAAAGATATTGAAGGAGAGATTGTAGATTCAATTGAGGTTGATGGTGAGGAGTATTTCTTAAAGAATGATTTTACTAAACTTACAATGGGGGAAATTCTATCTATTGATACATTACTTCAACAGAATGAGAACAACCTATTAAAAACATTTGATAAGTTGTTGTGTATCTTCTTAAGAAAAAAGAATAGTAAGGGTAATCTTGAAGCATTTAAGAATGAATTTATGTTGAGAGCTGATAAGTTTTCAACAATATCAATAACAAAGGTTCATAACTTAATATCACATTTTTCAAATGGCGGGAGTTTATAACCGACCAATACCAGGGTATCTTTGGAAAACGAAAAGTTAAAGATGAAAAACCTAAAAGTAGGTATGAGAATATAAATGGGGCAACCAAGATTGATGAAAAATACTCATCGTATCAAATGATCTTTAAGTTTATAACAGAACTCAATACGACAGAAGATAAAGTGTATGAAATGAACTATATCCATTGTTTGAATTGGTTATCATTCTTCTATCAACGGGACAAAGTTATAGAACAACAAATGAACAATCAGAAATAACTAAAGTCAGGTGGTTGATCCCCCTGATTTTTAGTTTATGGGAAAAAACAAATACACATAAAAAATATTTATTAAAAAAATTGATATGAATATAATTTCACTAAACCAACTAATACAGATTTTCAAGGACTTTGCTGAAGCACATCTTCAGTTGAATGATTTTGGATATGGTGATACATCAATGATTGGAACATCAAGAAAGATGGATCCGGCATATATGTGGATTACACATAGAACCTCATCAACGATTGGGGTTACAAACAAGACACAGATTCCTGAAATGGTTTTGACATTCATTATTGTTGATAAAATCAATCAACAAAAGAACTATGAGGAAACTAATGGATATGAATCAAATAACGAACAAGAAATACTATCAGATACATTCCAAATAATGCAGGATTTAATTAACTTCATATCCGTTTATTTGGGTAAGTTTGGGGTTATGTTGACTGATGAACCAATCAACCCTGAGATCGTTCAGGATGAGACCACAGATAAGGTTACTGGTTGGATGTGTGATATCAGATTAAAGTTGATTCATTCAAATTGTATTAGTCCTGTTGGTAATATAACAATTAATGTCCCAACTCAACATCAGGTTCAACAAGAGTGGATAACTTGTAATAATTTGGGTGATTGTAATACATTTCAAACATATGCTTATACAGGTGGGACATTTACAGGATCAACCCTAACTCTTAATTCATTAAATGGTAATAGTTTTTCAGTATCAGGATTTAATGGTGGATG